ATATTTAACTTCTTCAATAAGTACCTGAAGTGAAGTAGAAAATGAATAAGTACTAGAAGTATTCACTTTACCAGAGCCCTGGTCTGGGGGTACTGAATAAAGAGTAATACCTTCTTGGGCATTGTATCCTTTAACTCTTCTTGCAGGAAAGCTAAAAGTATTATTAGGGTCAAATTCTATAGTTAATCTAAACCCTTTGTAGAATAAAGGATTATTTGAATTTTGATCTAATTGATCTAACAAAGCCTGGTTGGCTGTATTGTTAATATTATTGTTAGAATTAGATACTAAAGGACCTGCTGTTACAGCTAATGATTGTTGAATATTACTAGTAACTTGATTTAAAACAATATCTATATCTGATTGTTGAATTTGTGAGGTAGAACCATTATTACTATTATTGTCAAAATAATATTGACCTACAAAATCTCCTTGAACTTGGTTATTAGGATTACCAAAAACTCCAAATAAAGAATTAACTGGAGGGGTAGTAGGTCTTGAAACAATATTCCAACTAGTTCCATCCCATCTATAAACAATTCCATCCAAAGGTAAAGACAATAATAATTTTATAAAAGCTATAATTTTGATAATTTTGTCAAAAATAGGATCTAATAATGAAAATTTTTCAACAATAGGAATTAAGATTGCATTTATTTGTTGAATAATACCTGGGATTATTTCTAAGGGTCCTCCAAATTTATCTAATAAAATTTTTAAAGTATCTAAAGCATCTGAGAAACCATTAATAATATTAACAGGGATACCAATTCCAGGAGGTACTGCGGTAGGTATTGGTAGAGCTTTAATAATGGTAACTGTTGATTTTAATCCTGTTAAAATTGGATCAATAGTGAATTGTAAAGTTTCTAATGTTGATGAAGGAGATGTAATTGTATTTAGAGCCCCTTGCAATGTATTTTTTTGTTGAATAATCTGATTAAGAATATTTTCAACATTATTTATAGTTGTGTTTATTTGAGATTTTTGGGTAGGTGGGATAGGTGGAAGTGAATTAATAGTTCCTGGGGTTAATAAATTTGAAGGTAAATTTTCCCCTAATAAAACACTCCTAACATCAAATGGTAATGGGGTTAATATTTGATTTTCAATTTGAGAAGATATACTATCTACCATTCTCTCTCTTAATGAATCTATAGCAAGATCCATTTTAATACCACTTTTAGCAGCACCAGTTAAACTTTTTACTATAAGTTTATCAAAAGCCATTACTTAGTTTTACTTACTTTAGATTTATATGTTTGAATCTTATTAAGCATTTCAGTAGCAGTTTGGGTTACATTAACTGCTGGAACTGGTATTGCTGGGTGGGGTACAAAAGGTACTGGAGTGCCTACAGGTACTTGTAAAGCTGTTCCTAAAGCTATAAGTTGAGTAAGCAATTTACTCATATCAGTTAAAAATTTGTTACCTAATATAACAGGTTCAGATGCATTTTTATCACCTAAATACACCTCATCAGATTGAAGAATAGTTTTAGGAGCATCAATATTAACACTATCTACAGCATTTAAATTAATTGTTTTTTTAGAACTAAATAAAATTGAATCCTCTTTAGAATTAAATAATAAACGTCCAGAATTTAAAATAATTTGCTCACCTGCAAATTTATCAGGTGAAGTTGGTGGAGATGAATATGATTTATAGGATTTACTTGATACTTCAATTGGAATTGCCTGGGTTGAGGTAAAATATATGGCTGATCCTTCTTTATTGATGTCTTCTACCTGTGGAATCCAAGGATCTTTCCCATCATCAAATTGGGCATTTCTTAAAATAGTAATAGGATCTCCATTATCCCCAGTACGAGACCATGTGTTAAAAATTTTTGAATTCTTAACAGTAGAACCAAATCTTAAACTTTGACCCCATCTCCCCTCATGAATTATATCACCTTCAAAAGGTTGGATAGTTTTGATTTTTAAATTTTCTTTAAAAGTAGTACCTAAATCAATTTCAGTACCACCATCAGTTACTCTTCTTACAATACCTGCCTCAGTTTCAATATAGTCTTGTTGTTGAGAATTGGGAGTTAAGGGAGTATTTGTAGGATCAGGAATAGCATTGTGATGATTGTTACTCCAAATATTTACAGGTTGAAAATAATAATATCTTTGACTATTTGTTGCACTTTGAATTCCAGGAGTTGGTAAAGATATTATATAAACAATTTCATTTTTTAAAGGATAGATTTTTTGGTTAGGAAATAAAGGATAGGCTTTATCAGATAAATATGGATTTTGAGAAGTATTAGAAGTATTTATTAAACTAAAAAAAATAGTTCCAATACTAGACCATTCTCCATTTTCTTTAAATATTTCAGGATTAGATTGATTATCTAAAATAATTTCTCTTACCCGAGCAGCAAATACAGTACTGATAGATGGGGAAGTTTTTGTAGGGAGTGAAATATTTCCTGTTACCCTTTTAGCCATTATTTATCTTCTTTGCCTTTTTTACCTTGTAAATCTTCCATTGCCTCAAGTAATTGAGCTTTTTCTTCCTCAGAAATTCCAAAACTACCATCCTCATTTTGTCCTGATTGTAAAGCACGTTGAACAATTGTAGCCATTTTGATAAGTTGTTCATCATTTTTAACCCCAATTTCCATGTATTCTTTAATCAGGGGAACGATAAGAGTAGCATCTCCAATCTCGTTAATTAAAGGTTTTAATTCTGAAATTAAGGCTGTTACTTGTGCTTCTTTTTTCTTTTGGTTGTTATAAATTTCCTCTAAAATATCGGAGAATTTTTTCTTACCAAAAACTATTGAATCTAACTGTCCCATAATTTTATTTATAAATATATTTAAATAAAACCTTTAGGATGGGAATTTGCCGTGTTCTAGATAATATAAATATTTTTCTTTAAAAATATCGTATAAAATATTTGCTATCTTAGTAATTTTAGGGGTTTTAACATCTACTTGTTCACGAATGTAAATGTAGAGAGCTTTTTTATTAAATATGTCAATTGCATCTCTTTTTCTAAAGAGTTCTAAAATAGCATCTGCAATTTGGGCATCATATTCTTTAGGAAAAATTTCAAAAATATGTTCAGTGCAATATTCAGTATAGCGATCTACAAAATATGATAATTTATCTTCATGTTTATAACCTTGCACATCCAATTCATCTTCATTTATATAATCCTCAGTTTCTATAATACTATTTACTTCATTATCCATTCTTTTGGAAGTAATAAAATCTGGGTTTGAGGTATCTAAATTTGAATAATTTGAGAGTTCTGTAATTGGAATATTATTTATTTTCTTTTTATAGTTTTTATCATTGTAAACTATTAACCAACGTTTAACAATTGTTCCAAAATAAGAATATGCTTTAGCCCCTCTAGATGGGTCAAATAGATGAATTTTACTCAACAAAAATGTCATTATCTCGTGTTGTAAATCTTCTAAATTTTCTACTTCAGTATAGTAAAACTTAAAAGTATGAATAATGTTTTCTGTTAATTTATAAAAGGGCCAATGAATATGACTTTCATAAATTCTACTACGTTCTCTATCATCAGTAGAATTATTATATCTTACAATTGCGGCTTCTGTTTCTTTTGTAAAATATCTTCTATTTTGTTTTCCGTTTTTTTTAGCTCTAATTATATAGTCCATAGAGGTTTTAGGATTTTTTCAACTTGAAATCATTTAAGATGTCTTGAATCTTTTTAATTTGCTCAAAGAAAAAACCTACTTCATCATCTGAACGAAATGACCCTTTATAGTCAATTTTTCTTAATTTTTCATCTGATATTTCTATAACCTTTGAAATTTTCTCCAAATAAAGGAGATAACCTACTACGATATCTTCGGCTCTTTCGTTTTTACGTAGGAGGTTGATGGTCGTAAATCCTAAGATCACGACCAAAACTAACAAAACTGTAATTACTATTGTGGTAATCATAAATTATCTAACATATTTTTTAAACCTTCACTTTTAATTGAACCTAATGCTTTGGATTTAGTAGAGGTTTTAGTATTAGTATCTAATGTAAAATTTTCTTTTTTACCATCCAAGCTATTCTTTTCTCCTCTTAACTTAGGTAACCACTCACGCTCAAACTCAATACGAGCTGCCATTAAATCTGCCTGGTGTAGGATAAATGGTAAACAAGTACGTGGTTTTTGTTCTGGCATGTAAGAAAATAGATATTTCTTATTTGCCTCATCATATAAACCATCATGAGTTTGAATGGCAATCATTTCATTAAATGTATATTGGATGCCGTGGGATTGAAGCATAAATAATCCTCTATCGGGAACTGAAGCAAATGGGACTTTGGTGTTGAACATATAATCTTCACCTAGTTTTTCCTTTCTCCATTTATCAGTCTGGGGGATGTATGATTCTTGGGTTTCATCTCCCATTTTTCCTAAATCATGGTTTAGAGCAGAAAATACAAGCTCTTCCATAGTATAAGTACTAATATCAGCACCTTCACTATCCCAAAGGTTATGTTGTTTAATAGCACAACGTATTACTCGATTTACATGTTCAACATACCCTCCAGGAAAGGCATTGTGGTATTCCTTTTTATGAGCAGCGGGCATTAACATAATACGTTCTTGATATTTATTATAAAAATCAAGTAATTTTTGTTTCCTCTCCCCTGTAATATAGGTTTCAATGTAGGAAATAAGTGTGTTCCAATTTTCTTGGATTTGTTCTGCTGTTAAATTCATAACTTTTATTTAATTATTAACCGTTTCTAAGTGGTGTTAAATCTCTCTCTACTAATGATTTAAGATCGGATACTAATTCCTCCATTTGGTTAAGTTCACCCTTAAAATCATTCACACTTGATTGACGACTTAATAAAAATTTTAATGTTTTAATCTTACCTTCAATTTGATCAAAACGTTTGTCGATTAACTGTTGATTACGCATATATTTTATATTTAATATTTTAA